CGTTTGTCATTAACTATTGTTGATAGTGATTCCATAATAACTATTCTGTCACGCGGTGAAACATAATGCAGGTTTATGCCTAAGAACCCACCCTTATTTATATCAACAACGAATATCAAAGGAAACTCATCATAGTATGGTAGAGTTTTCGCATGTTTAGGGTTATAGTAGTAACAATACATTTTCCCTACAGTTATTCTTGACGAAAACCTTTCCTTGTCCATCATTAACGATTTTCTGTTTATCCCAGATTGTCTTACTTTTTTTCTGAACCACTCTCGTGACTTAGTTGTGTTTGCCTTTATACCTGTTGAAGACATACGGTGTAGTAGTTGTTTAAAATTTTGCATTATAATATATGTTCTTCAGTTAAAATTTTGAATTCCCAGTTTTTCGTCGCACAGTATTTAAGGGCGTGTTTCCATTTTGAAGTATTTATTGTCCACGCTCTTATTTCGGACAAGTATGTAGTATTTTTTTTCCTACCTTTTTCTGGTCTTTTTGTCTGACTTGCAGGTTTTATTTCTATCATGATTATTTTTGTTGATTTTTTAGATTTTACTTTTATGATAAAATCTGGGTAATACCTGTGATATTTATTGTCTATGGGTGAGACATAAGGTACATATAATTCTTCTGATGCCCATTCAATTATTGATGAGTTGGTATCACAATATTTCATAAATCTTCTTTCCCATGATGAACGGTAAACTATATTGGTGATATCACCAATGTATTTTTGTTTGTTATGTGGTATATATCTACCTTTATGATATTTCATAACTATTATGACTTATAAATAATAATAATATTCATAATTATATTTATAAAACGGACACATAAGATGCCAGGAACTAATAACGATAACTACAACAATGTCAAAGTGTTGGCTCGAGACAAAAGGAATCCCACCCTTTTAAAGTATCCAGAAACAATAGGTATCCCGCATACACATGATGATGGTTTAGAACAGATTCGTGCTTGGTTGGAGTTTAAAGACTCGTCCGTGAGCCAGTATGAGAAATATAGTGGTAAAAAAGGACCCTTTACAAGCGACCTCGATATCGGGACTTACGGCACCATCGAAAACTCATTAGCAATAACTAAATCGGCAATAAAGAGTAACACGGCTATTCATTTATATATCCCACCTGTGATAAATGTAAATGGTGGGGTGAATTGGGGAGAGTCCGAGTTTTCAGGTAGTTTTGGTGCCGCGAGGTCTAATAAATATGCAGATTTTGGAGGTTCAGCTGACGCTATCGAAGGCGCTCTTCGGAAGATGGCAGGAAAGTTTGTCGATGGGGATGAATCTGGTATTGATTTTCAGAAAAAACATGGGGTGATACAAAATATGAATAAACAGTTATTATTTGAGGGTGTTGGTATGCGAACATTTGAGTTTGAGTTTGAGTTTGTACCTAAAAGTAAAAATGAGGCAGAAGTGGTTTATAAAATTGTTAAGTGGTTTCGTTCTAGAATGTATCCTAATTTTGATAATGTTTGGTATACAGTACCAGATTCAATATCTATAAGCTTTAGATCATCTACTGGTCGTGGGAAAAATAAAGATATGTCGAAATTGCCTAAGATTAAAGATTCGGTTATAACTTCGTGTAATATAACGTATGGTTCTGAAGGTGTATTTGGTATAATGGAAGGTGATACAGAATACCCTTATAGCACTACCATGACATTATCGTTACAAGAACTTGAAGTAATTACCTCAGAAGATGTATCTGTAAATGGGGGTTATTAATGTTTATTTATATGCCGGAACTTATACGTCCAGAGTTAAAATTAAATGTAACTGATATTTCTGGGAAGATGTTATACGGATATACTAATTATGATGGTATACCCAGACAAGTTAAAAATATCTTTACATCCGTTGATATTAATGCTATATGGTTGAATGCATTTGATACTTGGTATGATTACGAGATTAAAGATGAGGATACTCCTGAAAGTATATCAGCTGATTATTATGATGATCCTTCATTATATTGGGTTATATTAATGTTAAATAATATTAATAATATATATGATGAATGGCCTAAACCTAACTTAGTAATTGAACGTAGATTAAAATCAAAATTTGGTGATATTAGAAATGCACATACGAATATTCACCATTATACTCATATTATACTGAAATATGATATAACCGAAACCACATATAAGTTTATAGATGATAAAATTAAAAGGAATGAGTTTAAACTTGTGAGTGAATATGAATATATGATGTCTGAGAATGAAAAAAATAGAAAAATACGATTATTACGACCAATGCATATTACCAACTTTATCCTAACACTTAAAGAAATATATAATTTATATGGTTAATATATCATGATAACACCAAACATTAAATTTAATGCTTATAAGTTTTGGGCATTATCCTTGACTTCATATGATTCATCTACAACTTATGATTTAAAAGAATGGTTTAAGGAGGTGAGAATATATGAAAGTATGTTTACATCTTCTATGCATGTTGATGTTACTATACAAGATCCTGAGAATATGTTAGTTACATTACCAATAGTAGGACAGGAGACGGTGAATATATGGCTACAGACAGAACTTAATAGTGCTGAAATTTTAAAGTTGAGCATGAAGGTGTATTCCGTAACGGATATAAAGACAGTTAACGAGACTATAGAATATGTATTGCAGTTGGTTACTACTGACTTTACTATGAATTTTGAAGAAAAGATATCAAGACATGTATCTGGATCTGGAAGTTCTATCGCAAGTGATATATTTAACGAAAGTGATATTGATTCAAATAAATTTATATCAGTTGAGCAAAGTATGGACGAACAGGACTTAGTGATACCTAATATGTCTCCCTTTAGGTGTATAAATTGGTTGTCTTCTAGGTGTCATAATGATACTAGTACATCTTATGTATTTTTTGAGAACAATCGTGAATATATGTTTAAGTCTATTGAATCATTTTTCGATGAGAGTATTAAATATAAATATCGGGGTTCTGGTAAGAATATTAAGAGCTATGGAACGATAGAGGATCAAGTAGAAGAAAACATGTCATTAATATCATATAAAGTTATATCTAGATTTGATGTTATAAATAATATAACCAAAGGTATGTATGCATCTGGTGTTATGAGTTGTGATGTTGTACATAGAAAGGTTAAGAAAACAACACATTCGTGGTATGAAGATTCTGAGAAGTATCGTGTTAGAAAAAGAGAAATAAAGAGTCGGTTATACCCATTAATGAGTAAGAATCCAACCTTTTTGTTAAAATATTATCCTGATAATGTTATGTTAGTTCCACACAATCAGTTAAATAAATATAATATATCAGATAATATTTTAAAATATAATTATGGTAATCAGTTATTTGATAATTTAAAGATGAATATAGAAGTTTCCGGTAATACTTCACTAGCTGTTGGTGACTTATTAGAAATAGAAATCCCGATTAAACGTCCTGGAAATGAGGTTATTCGTGATGAAATTTATGCTGGTAAGTGGTTGATTATAAACATAACACATATAATAACTAGAGATTCATATATTATGAGTATTGATGTAGCTAAAGATAGAATAGGATTAAATTTATAATGAATTCTTATATGGGTATGGATAATTTCATATGGTTTCATGGTATTGTTGAAGATACAGATGATCCATTAATGGTTGGTAGGTGTCGTGTACGTGTTATTGGATTACATACTGACAATCGTTCTATGTTGCCAACTGACAAGTTACCATGGGCGAGTCCTATGATGCCAATAACATCGGCATCAATTGGTGGTATTGGTATATCTCCAACTGGTATTATGTTGGGTTCGTGGGTTGTTGGATTTTTCAGAGATGGTGAGAGTGCTCAAGACCCAATAATGATGGGTACTATTCCTGGAATACCGTCGGGAACAGATGAGGACGAATTGACTTATGGTGATCCAACAAAAGTATATCCATATAAAGAAGAAACGTTACAATACAATAGTGTTATTAATGAATCCGATGTTAATAGGTTAGCTAGAGGGGCGACTACTAAAAAGGTTTTTACAACTAAAACAGAGTTAGTAGAATATGTTAAAAATATAGTTGCTAATGACGATTTAATGTTTAATTCTCCATTGTTAACGATTTCTGGAGAAATGAAAATGATCTCGGATCTTGATTTTCCGGTGCAGATGCGGTCGGGAGGATCTGTGTCATCTTTGGTTATTGAAGAAAGGGTGCCCGTAACAGAGTCTGAAGATATTTTAGGAACGGCCGACACCTTGTTACAACAATCAATTCAAGGGGATGTTTCTGAAATTGATTTTCAGAAAGGATTAGGGAATCTAATTCCATCTTCAACTTTCTCCAATAATGAAAAGATTGATACTATAGTAACAAATAAAAAATTATCAGTTGTTAATAATCCTTTATTTTCAGAGCCACAAACTAAATACGCTCCTACCTATCCTGATAATAAAGTATTAAGCACTGAGTCAGGACACCATCAAGAATTTGATGATACTCCTGGTGCTGAAAGAATTCATACTTATCATAAGAGTGGTTCTTTTGAAGAATATCACCCTAATGGTGATAGAGTAACTAAAATAGTTGGTAATGACTATGAAATAGTATATGGTAATAAGAATTTACATGTTTCTGGTAATCTTAATATATATGTTAATGGTTCTGTTAAAATAAAAGTAAACGGATCGTGGGATGCAAAGGTTGGTGGATCACATACAACTAACAGCGGTGGAAACATGAAAAAAACTGCACCTAAAATAAATTTAAACTAGTAAAGTAGTTAATTATATGAATAAACGATATGACAAAAAATTCCAATATTATGATATTGATTTAAAATTCAGAAAGTGGGAATCTGTTATGACTAGAGGACCGACTGATTGGGAAACTGATTTAAATGAAAAGGGTATATCTAATAATGATATAGCCCATATGACTTCACATACATCAATAAATCAATCATTAAGGAATATATTATTAACCAATATGTATGAAAGACCATTTGATGTCAATTTCGGTGGTAATGTGTATAATCAATTATTTGAGAATATGGATGATATTTCTTTAATGTCGCATTTATCTGACGTTATACATCAACTAGTATCACAGTATGAAAGACGTGCGGATATTATTGAGGTATCGTTTACTGAGGGAAAGTTTCAGAATAATAAACATATTATAAATATTACAATAGAATATGTCATCCCGACATCTGATAATGTGATCCGTTTTACATTTCCAATAGAGAGAATAAAATAACCATTATGTCAAATATAAAACTTACAGAATTGGACTTTGATAATATAAAAGCTAGTATAATTAATTATATGAAGAGTCATCCGGATAAAACATTTAACACATATGATTTTGAGGGATCGGGGTTAAATACGTTAATAGATTTGTTGGCATATAACACCCATCATCAGGCATTTTATTTAAATATGGTAGCGAATGAAATGTTTTTAGATACTGCCAAACTTAGAGAGAATGTAGTATCTAAAAGTAAATTACTTGGATATATGCCGAAATCGAATAAGAGTGCAACTGCTATTGTTGATTTAATTTTTAAAGTAAAGGTATCGGTGATAGATGATTTGACTACAGATAGTATGTTTATTTCTGAGGTGGTTATGGATATTAATGGGAATGATAAGAAGATTATTAATAATAAATTATCAATTAATCCTAGTGATGTGTTTACTTTAAATTCTAATACGGGAAAGGGTAATATTCATTATTATACCCCTAAGTATGTACAATATGCTAAGAAGGATATTGATATAACGTATGAGGCACCACATGATTATTATGTATATAGATTAGATAATATGGTATTGGTTCAGGGGAATCAGGTAGAAGAAGTTTTTATTATTAATAATGAAGATATTAATCAACATCATCTTATATCTAATCAAGACATTGACACGACAAGCATGGTAGTTACTGTTAGACCGAATGAAACCTCAATTGAGTCAAATATATATACATTGGAAGATGATAATATGAAATTGGATTCTGAGTCCAAGGTTTATTTTTTACAGGAATCATATAATGAACAGTATGAAATATATTTTGGTGATGGTATATTAGGTAAATCTATACCAACTGGGTCTATTGTAACTGTTAAATATGTTAACTGTTTGGGTAGTATCGCCAATAATAAATCTGGTGATATGAATTGGGTGACACCTCCACAACACGTTCCTTCTCCATCCATTTCAGCATCAGTAATTGGTAAGACTTGGGGTGGGTATGATAAGGATGATATAAAGACTATTAAACATTCAGCTCCCAGAGAGTTTTCTACACAACGGCGTGCAGTTACTGCTGAGGATTATAGAGAAATATTACGACAAATATATCCAAATATAGATTCTATTAATGTTTGGGGTGGTGAAGAAAATGTACCACCTATGTATGGTAAGGTTTTAGTATCAATAAAACCAAAGAATTCTTTATACCTATCAGACCATGAACGTGATAATATAGAATTTAAATTAAAGCGAAATCATTCAATAATTGGTATAGTGCCTATGTTAATGAGTCCAACATACATTAAAGTTAATATTACAACGTTAGTTAAATATAACACACAATCTACCATATTATCGGAACCTGATATAGTGGAAATGGTTAGAACTAGTATAATGGAATATTCAAATGATGTGTTGAATAGTTTCGGAGACTACTTTAGATATTCTAGGTTTCTATCTATTATAGATGACAGTCATCATTCAATATCCAATAATGTCACAACTGTGTCTGTATCAATTTCACACGAAATTCATGAATCTAAAATTAGTTATGTATCTAAGTTTTCTAATAGGATTAAACGTGGTAGTATAACATCTACTAAATTTAAGTTGATAGGTGACGATAGGTATTATTTATTTTCAGATGATAAGGTAGGTAAGTTAGTGGCATCTACTTATGATGATGAGGGGAATAGGTATGATAATCCATTTGTGATATCTGATATTGATTATGATAATGGTATAGTAACTATCCGAGATATTATATTACAGAAAGAAGAAGATGCAACTGATATAACTATTACTTGTGTATTAGAATCACCTGATATTTATGCAAGGGAAAATCAAATATTATATATTGATGTGATTACATTGAATGTTAGAGCAAAGTCTAATGAGATATATACGTTAGATAACAGTGTACATTCTGTTAAGATATTATGAAAAAAATGAACTTTTTAAATCACATATCGGAGGGTATTAGAACACAATTGCCGATGTGGATGTCGGTAGATAATGATGGAGATGAGTATGATAATTTTATACAATTCATAGAATTGTATTATGAGTGGATGGAACGTGAATATGGACAAATTGACTTGATATCACGTATAACTGAATTTTCAGATATAGATTATACTATAGATGTATTTATCGATCAATTTAAATCTGAATTGGCATCAACAATACCTGATGTAATATCTTTACAACGAGTTAGAGATGAAGTGTCACCAAAGAATATATCATCTTCATCTAATCAATCATTTAATAAAATAACATATGAGTCAGATAATTTCATATCAAATGGAGTGGTGTCAATATATGACTTATCATATTATGAACCATCATATTATGAGGACTTAGATGTTAAACTTAGAGTTAAATTTATTAAGGTGTATGTTAATAGTTATGATTTTATAGATGTTGGTGTATTAAGTAATCAGATTTCAGATACATCAGATACATATAGTGAAATATCTAATTATAATAATAGAATAACGATGGATCGTGATGATATACTTAAATCGTTGTCATTTAATCCTAATTATAAAGTTATAGAGTTGCCAGAATTTATCTTTAAAATCAAAGAAACGACGATAATTGACCCATCAGACGGGAGTAAGAGTTTAATATTACAAAAAGGTAAAATAACTGATGTTATATATGATGGAGAATCTAGTGGATGGACAGATGGTATATTTTATGTTAATGTTGATACTAATAAGGGTGGTGTTTTATCAATTAAAGTAGAGAACTCGTATATAACATCCGTTAGTATAGTTAGTGGTGGTGATGGGTATACTGATATTAAAATGACTGATGTAGATTTTTTTAATAATCAAGGTGCGGGTGGATATGGTATGCATACTGATTATACCATAGCACCAAAATCACATTTTACATATAATCTAAGTGGATCAATTGATACTATTTTTACCGATGGATATAATGGTTATTTTTTAACTGATGGGGTATATTATGTGGACGTTGTCGGTGGGAATAACAACGGACAAGTAATAATGACGGTAGTAGGTGGTAAGGTTATTGATTATAGTGTAGGTTATGGTGGTGGTGGTTATACTAACGACACTCCTGCCGAAATTAATTTTCTTTCTGGATATTTGACAGGAACTGTAGTAATATCACATACGAATCCGGTGTCACCCCAAAGTGATTTTGAGTATGATACTGGAATAGTTATAAGTTATGGTAATATTTTTAAAATTCAACCAGACAGTATAGTTGGTAGTGGGGGTGGAACGAGTGTTGTATATGTTTCATTTGATAATGGATCTACATGGTTGAATTTTACTACAAATGAGTTGAATGACCCACGTTTATTTATACCAGATGAGGTTAGAACTAAATTAAATAATTCTGTAACTTTACGTATTAAGGTTGAGAATGACTTATATAGTTTTATCAGTTTAACGATTAAAATTCTTCAATATCATGGTAGTACTGATTATCAAGTTATAGACAATAGTAATTATATAATAGAGGGGAATACTCTTAGGTTTTTAAATGGAAGTGATATTGTTACCCTTAAATCACAAGTAGTACTTAAAGTTGAGTATACACTTAATAGGGAATATTTTAGTGAAGAACGTGCTTCCACTGATGAGACTACAATGCCGGTGAAGGCTAGGTATAGTAATAAGAAACAATTTCTTAAATTTATGAAAGAGTTTTATAGAAATAAAGGTTCGGAGAAATCATACGAGTTTATATTTCATGCATTTTATAATAAAGATGTGAATTTTTTCTATCCCAAAAATCATTTATTTAAATCAAGTAATAATATATGGGTGTCTGATACAAGTATACGTTGCGTTCCTTATAGGGATGCCGATGGGGTTATGACTAATTATAATAATGTAAATTATAATCCAGTTGATGTTGTAGGTGTAGTTAGTGGTACTACGGCAACCGTTGATAGATATGTAACACATAATATAAACGGATTATATGCCATTGAGTATTTTTTATCTAATATACAACATGGAAAGTTTCTTAGTAAAGAAACAGTTATGGTATACTCTTTAGGTGGTGATGAAAAGTTACAAACTCACATTGAACAACTTTACGAATGTGCTATTGGTGTTGACATACTTAATGGTGGTTCGGATTACCCCCTGAATAGATTATTGGATATATATATATCTGACAGTGGAAGTGGACAGGGATTTAGCAGTTATATTAGTGATATAAGTAACGGTAACGTTAGTGAGGTAGTAGTAGTAGAAGGCGGTGATGATTACATAGAGGGGGAATTGATATCATTTATAGAAGATGGAACATTCGGGTCTGGTGCTATAGCTAAAATAGAAAAGTGTTTCTCACCTGTTACCGAATATTCTGGTGAATGGATACAAGATCCATCACTGGCAGCTGGTAGATTTGTTCAATTTGATATATCGGACATATCGGGTAGTCCCGTGTGGGATATATCCTATTCATACTATACTTCTATTGTTATTACTAATATAGACATACATTATAATTCCAACTTATTGTTATTAGATTTTAATGAAAATAATGGTAAACGATTCAGTAATTATATGAATATGTTTGATTTGCAAATGAATTTTGCATATGTGTCAAATCATGGTAATCGTGATGGGTATTGTCATTATGGGCTAGATGGACTTGAAGGGTATGACACACCGGTCAAAGGATTTACGATAGATGAAATTGGATGTCTAACTGGTATGCATTTTGGCAGTAGAGAGTGGGTAAATCCAACGGGATTAGATTCTCATGTGTTTGGTGATCAGTCTACTTTATCTTTTGATGATGGATATTTGTATGTTAAAGGACTTGGAGAGTCATTATCTAAATGTAATAATTCACCAGGTGATGATTATCCTGACGATTTCACTATAGATTTTTGGTATAAACCTGCTAAAATATATATTGACGGTGCAACGGATAATTATTATCCTACACAGTGTACTTTATTCTCACTATGTTCTCTTTTTGATACACCACATACAAATAAGATAGTATTATGGCAAGAATGTGCTGCGAATACTACTGATATTGATGGATTATGGTTTAGATTGGAAGTAAATGATGCGAGTGGTGGCACTATTATATTTAATGCTACTGACATTCCTATTATAGATTATGCTAATGTTAATGTTTCACCTGATGGTTGGATGCATATATCTTGTTATATTAATATGAATACTAATAAATGTAGTTTGCATATTAATGGAGTTGCAATAGCAGCAACCTTTGAACAACCATTTACTCCATTTGCTATAACTTCTGCACCATTTGCTAAAAATCATAATGAGATGATATATGGGTGGGGCGAAGCTTTGGAGGCAGTAACCCAAGAATTGGGTGGTATTATAGTTGGTTCTGCACAGAAGGATGTTGATTTATATAATTTTTTACAAGAAAATGTTATTAATCCAATTGACAGTAATACTTATAAAAGAAGTGATATTAATTTTGATGGTAGTACGTCTATATCAGATGTAATTGATTTATTAAGACATAGGGTATCTTATAAACATTTACGATATTTACATGAATTAATAATTTCACCAATGTTGTTAATTCAGGAATTTGATAAATATTTTGCAAATTATGAGTTAACATATGTAGAGGATGCTTTTATTATTGGTGGTAATATAGATTGGGATAATGCACCTAACAGTACTTCTATTATTTTAGGTATTCCACCAGTAACTGACTTATGTAATGGTATATACGCCACAGTTAGGGTGTCGGTTGGAAAACGATTTGAAGATTATAATGTTGGTGGGACTGTTAGTAACATAAAATATTGGGACATGAATCCTATTAGGACTAATGTTACTCTTGAAGATGATGAGTGGGAAATTGATAATAATATATTGACGTTATGGAAACGATCTTTTAATAGTGATTTTGTTAATAATACGTCATTGATTGCATATACCTTACCTGACTGGCATACTATGAAGATAGTATTTAATAATAAGTCAAGGGGGTCTATAACTAAAGTTAAAGTTATTTATGGTGGATATGGATATCAATCGTCACCTAGAGCATATGTTTCGAATTGGACTGATGATTATCAGTCAGTTGGATCTGGTGCTATATTTAAAACTATTGGTAGTAATATCGGTTCTGTGAAAAATGTTAGTGTTTTAAGTATTAAACATTCATTATATACTGATTTTGGTATTGGGTATGACATTGCACCAACATTTGACTTATCTACAATGGGTAATGGTAAAGCGGTTATAAATGTTAAAACAGGACCGTTATGTGTGAGAGAAGGATATTTTAGTAATCGTAAAGGGTATCCGTCAGCTGATGATAAAATTCATGATGGGTTGTTGTGGCAAGATTATTCTTATGTATTGAGATGTGGTGTTGTAATTGATAAATGGCGTGATGTTGTTAAGAAAATACTTCATCCTGCAGGAATGATGATGTTTGGTGAATTTGTTTTGGAAGCGGAGGTTGTAGATAGAAAAGATATTACAATAGCGTCAAGTGCCATATTATATGAAATAATTAAAAATGTAGAATTGACAGTTGATAATATGGATGCTGCCGGGAAATGGACTAGAAACATAACACTTAACAGTAGTACTAATTTATTAGAAATGTCAGATGAATTAATTGATATTAATGATGTATTGGGAGCAGCACATCACGATGTTATGTATTATGATAATTTACAATTTGGTGATGAACCAATGACAGGGGTTCAGGATACTACGGTTACCTTAGAAAGTGATACATCACATACACATTATACAACCGTTGATGGAGTTGATATAGTTGATCCAGATCATTTGGCAAGCGATACGATAACCATGTGGGGTACTGTTGATTCTGGTGGCGGTAGGTATGGGTTGTATAAAGATGTTAACATCACAGACATTGGTCAAATCCCCGTTGTTGAT